GAGCAGCGGCAGCGGCAGCAATACCGCCAGCAATACCAGCAGCCGTAGCAGGGGCGCTCTCAGCAGCTACGCCACCAAGGTAGGAGAAAAAGTCCCCAGCACCTTCAATATCGTCAAACTTAGTTTGGTAACGCGACTTGCGTTGTATCTCGGCTTCGTTCTCAAGGGCAACTTCAGCGCCGTATTCCTCAAGCCCTTCTAGCCCAAGCACCCTGCCTATACCCTCTAAACCAGAGCCAGTGGCCTGTGCAATAAGATCAGTGCCTATATCTAGACCGCGAGCAACACTACCACGCTTGGACTCTTCAAATATCTCTGAGGATTCAGCAGCTTTACGTCTTAGTTCCTCTAGCTCTGTTCTACGTCTTTCTTTTCCTTCTTCTCGACGCCGCTGTATAGACTGAATGCTATCTAGCTCACGCCTAAATATCTCAGCAGATTCGTAATCACCTATGGCGGTGGCTTTCTCTATGCCCCGCTGTAAACGCTCGACAGTGACCACTTTACACGCCTAATGCATTTAATGCGCGAGATACATCGCCCTGCTCTTCAGTCCTGCTTGTAAACAAGTCTATCTGTCTAGCTAGTTCTTCTGCTTCATCATTAAGTCCTTCTCTTTCAAAATACGAAGTGACTTGTAGATACATTTTATCAGATAGATCGTTGTACTCAGCGGCTTCTGTTTTACTCATCGTACCCGCTGTTTTCTTAGCGTCTAGTTCAGCCATCCTACCTATGGGATTTGCCATAGCAGCTTCGTATACTTTTGCCTTCAGATCGTTTATAGCAGCTAGCCTTGTTTGAGCAGCACTAAGAGATTTTATTTCTCTAGCGGACTGTGTTGCTTCTCGTTGCGCCAATATCCTCATTTCATCCAAAACGGCTGTTACGCGAGCATTATTGAGATCAAAGTTATTTCGGACGCTTTGTTGTATGCCTTTGAACGCATCACTTGATAAACCAGCAAGTATTGTCTCAGCTTGACGGCGATCTGCGGCATATATGCTTTGTGCGTTATCAATAGCAGCGTTAATCTGCCCCGCAGCCTTTAGATCTATTTCTATGGCTTTAGTAGTTACACCTTGTTTCTTATCCAAAGCTATCTGTTTGAGTTTATCCTGCCCTGCTTCAGTCCTGCTTATGGCAGTTAAAGCGTTACCCATCAACTGACCAAACGAATTACCACCACGACCAAACGCTGCAAAAATGTTACGGCGCATCTGTGCTTGTTGCTTATCAGGATCTTGCAGCTCTTGATACAAGCGTTCTTGATCTCGCTCCATCTGTTCAAACTGTTTAGCTTTCTTGCCTCTTCCCGCGACTTCTGCTGCCCTATCTCCAGCACCCATTGCAGCTTGCTCTATACCTTCTGCGGTTTGTTTCGCTCTTTCTATTAGCGCTCCGCGTAGTCCGGGTGCTGTTTCATCAAGCACTTCTACCGCAGATTGAGCCGTATCAAGGTCTTTTATTTGGCTGGCTATACCGCCAATTCCAGTGGCTGTGCCAGCACCGGCAGCGGGGGCGGGAGAAGATATAGAAGGCGCGGGAGATGAAGAGCCGTATGCAGAACCACCTGCTATATTTTGCCCCGGAAAAGGTATATTTATACCGCTAGTTTCAACTTTGTCATCCGCAGGGGTTTTCGGCTCAGGTGCTTTTATATTTCTGAGCACCGGAGCAGTTCCTATGGCTCTTCTTTGTTTAGCTATTCTACCCGCAATAACTCGTCTAGGTAGATCTGACTCCAACGGATTTTCTTTTAAATATTTATCTATATCTTCATCAGTTACATTGCCTCCATTTGTATAACCAACAATACCGCCGCTAGCCATCATGCGTTGTTGTGGCTGTGGCTGCCTTCTTTGAGCCTCTTGTTGAGCTATAGTGCCAGACACTTGACGTAGTTTTTCTTGGAAGACTTGGCCTTCCATCTGATCTTTTATAGTTCCCGGCTGCTGCTGTTGGCTCATAGCCAATTGGTTTTGTGCAGCCTTCATATCTGACTGAACCTTCTGCAAGGCAAGCAGGTACATAAGTTCTTGTGTAACTTTGTATTTTTGTTGTAGCTGCTGTGGGCTGTATACCTCGGCAAGCTCATCGACTTCTCTGTCCATTGGGATCATTAGCCGCCTCCCGCATCATTATCTAAGTCTACGACTTCATCAGACACTTGGTTTACTTTTTTCCCACTAGGCCCACTAGCTCCACTAGCCCCGCCAAGCAATGACGCTATTACATCAGCTATTCCGCCACCAGCAAGTATGTTGCTCAACTGACTGGGTTGTGAATAAGTGTAAGACTGCGTTTGAAGCGGAAGACCACTAAGCAACGACTGCATAAATTGTACGTTCTTGTATGGGAAATCTCGTTCTTCTTCAAACTGTGCTAAATCAGCAGCAATACCTTCTGCCTCTATACCGCGTTGTATCTCTCCCGCTCTGGTCTGCGCTGCAAGTGCATCAAGCCCAAAACGATTTGCAGCGTCTCTAGCTGTCTGCTGTCGTTGTTGTTCTTCATTGAACTGCCGTCTAGCGGCATCGAAAGCTGACGCATACCCTTTACCTGTTATATCAGCTAAATTACGTTGTAGAATATTGTCGCGTTCTAAATCTGCAATGGCTTGGCGGGAGCCGCCAAATGCACCCGATCTAGTGAACCTACCCGCTTCTGCTTGCCTACTTATCTCTGCCTGTCTACGTGCTTCTTCTAGTTGCGGGTTTAGCACTGCGGATAGGTAGGGGTTCATGTATTCCCCCACTATACCCGTAGCAGCGGGAGCATCTGCACCTTCGGTAGTCATAGCAGGAGCCGCAGACGCAGCAAAAGTTCCGGGCGTAAACGCTCCCATGCTCGTAGTAGGTACAGTTAGGTTAGCTATACCTTGGAACGCTGTGTCTTGTAGTTGAGATTGCCCTGCGGTAAGCGGCCCTGTGTAGGCTTGATAGCCTTGGTCAGCAAGTGCCCGCCCCCTACCCAACATATCGGTAACATAGGGGCCAGCATAAGTAGAAAGTGCAGATTCGGTGCCTGTTTGCTGAGAGGTAAAGTCTGTGTAATCACCTGCTCCAGCAACACCACCTGTACCAGTGGTTCCGTTTGTCATAACGCCTCCTACTTCAAAAGCATAGATAGCTCTTTACCTGCATCTATGTTCTTCTGTTGTGTTTCTTTGCCTGTACCTTGTTTACGTACTCTGTCCATAAACTCATGCAGTTTTCTAGCACCTGCATTAGAGTTGCCGTTACCTAGAAGCGCCACTAAATCAGCAGGCAGTACAAACTCACCATCACTAAGCCTAGCTTCTTGTCCGTTATCTATTCTAGCGGGCACTTTATCAGCCTGCCCGTCTGTGGTGCCACCTAAATACCTACCCTGTGAGAGATTTGCTATACCTCCCGACGCATACATACGGTCTGGCCCTGCCATGCCTACCTCTTTTGCATCAGGATCGTATTCTTTTTCTACTGGAGCAGCTACTGGAGGCTGTCCAGCAGCTATACCTTGAGCTTGTGTCGCTGCTTTTTTGCGAGCTTCTTCTACAGTCATACGCTCAGTTTCTGGTTTTTGTGCGAATATAGTGTCAGAAAAGTATCTGCGCCCTGCTGATCCGGGCCTTCTGTTAGGGTCTGCTTGCATAGGCACGCGCTCACGCACTGCAGTGTACTCAGGAATACTGCCTTGATACCCAACTACAGGCAGTTTGGGGTCAGCTATACCAGATTGGTCGGCAGCGTAACCAAGACCTAAACCAAGTAGGGTGCTTGCTATACTTCCGCCTCCACCGATGTCAGTGCCTAAAAAATCAACGACACTATCCACTGTTTCGCTATCAAAAGTGTCTTTTATAAACTCTGAAAACCAACCCATTACTTTCCTCCAATGATACGGAACAAATCTTCCATCGTATCAGCAGGTTTTTTCTTACGTTCTAACTGCTTCATTATAGTATCAGTGTCTGAGCGTATCACGCCACCTGCAGCGACCTTACGCACACCATAAGGCGTAATAAATTTACCCGCCTGTTCTTTGTCTGCAAATATACTACTGAAGTCGTAGGGCGTGCCTATATCTGCAACTGGGCCTGATTTTACTTGGACTTGTTGCGGTTGCATAAGAGCAGCAAATATTTGGTCACCTATGCTTGTGCCCCTGCCTGACCCTCGACCACTACCTTCTCCCGGCCCTTCTCCTGCTCCTGTACCCGTACCCGTACCAGACCCTGTACCTCCCCCCGTACCACTACTCGTACCTGCTCCTGCACCCGTACCTTCACCTACATCACCGGAATCGCCTACATCGCCAGCACCTGCACCGGGAGTACCGGAATAACCAGAGCCTCCTCCAGAAATATCAGAAGAGTCGACGCCTGATCCTTTAGCATCAGCATCACCAGCACCTGCCTCATCCGCAGGGCCAGTAATACCTCCCCCTGCCCCATCAGTCCCTTCTCCTGCCTTGTCCTCATCTGCAGCGGTATCACTTGTACCTAGATCCGCACTTGTACCAGCCCCACCTATAGTCGTTTCGGTAGATGCTGTAGTTGCACCAGCCGTGCCTGTAGACGTAGTAGCTGTGGATGTAGCGTCGGTGCCTGTAGTAGTGCCAGTGGTGGTTGTAGAACTAACCCCAGTTGTGGAAGAAGCCGGTGTTCCTAAATCAGTGTCACCTGTTGTTCCAGAAGGCGCAGTTGTAGTATCTGTAGAACTGGGAGTATCTGCCCCTCCACCTAATCCAGCTCCTGCCCCGGTAACTTCTATAAGTTCTTTATCTTCATCTGTGCTTTCTGTGGGTTCAGTAAACTCTTCAACTATCTCTCCAGTGCTTTTATTTCTCCACTTTCCCCCCTGTCCTTCTTCAAAAGTGGTGCCGGTAAGAATATGAATCCACCCATTAGGGTCATCAGGATCTCGTCTCCATTTGCCGTCTATTGGTTCACTTGCCCCTAAACCTACATCAGCAGTCTCCGCTGGAGTTTCTGTTGTTTCTGTTGTTTCTACTTTAGTTTCTTCTGCAGCCGTAGTGGTGCCTACTTCAGCATCGGCTCCTGTATCACCACCTTGTCCAGCACCAGCGCCCTCACCAGCACCGCCTCCGCCGCCTCCAGCATCGGTTTCGGTTTCAGTGGTTTCTATGGGTTTTTCTACAGGTTTTTCTACAACAGGCTTTTCTATGTCTAATGGTGGGTCTTCGGGCTTTTCAACCGGCTCGACCTCAGTAGTGACTTCTATCGGTTCGTCTGGCTCTTCGTATTTAACTTCCGTAGTAGGCGCATCAGTTCCATCTGAAGTAGTTACTACAGGCTTAGTTTCTTCTACAGGCTTAGTTTCTTCTACAGGCTTAGCTTCTACTTTTTCTTCTATTACTTCTTCTACAGGCTTAGTTTCTTCTACAGGCTTAGTTTCTACTTTTTCTTCTATTACTTCTTCTACAGGCTTAGTTTCTTCTACAGGCTTAGTTTCTTCTACAGGCTTAGCTTCTACTTTTTCTTCTATTACTTCTTCTACTACTTCTTCTACTACTTCTTCTACTACTTCTTCTACAGGCTTAGCTGCTTCAGCTTGAGCTTCTTCTGTTATTTTGTTTGTAATTTCTTCTACAGCATCTGTAAGGGCTGTTATGTCTCCTACCGTCTCAACAGCGGAGTTATTTGCGTTGGTGTTGGACTCTTCTAAGGCGCTGTTATACGCCTCTTGATCTGTGGTTGTAGTGGTTTGTATTTCTTCTAGTTTTTCTTTTCTAGCCGCATTTCTAGCGTCTATCTCTGATCGTCGTTTATTAGCTTCAGCTTCAGCGTCACGGATAGCTTTAGCGCGAGCACTTTTATACGCATCATCTGCATCGCGAGCAGCGCCTGCCGCTGCTTTTCTAGCGTCTTCTAGCTCAGCTTGTGCCACACTAGCTGCGGTTCGTGCCTGATTTATCTTGTTCCGTGCGTCTAGCTTGGCTTTATCCGCTCTCTTCTTAGCGTTTCTATAAGAATAACTACGTGTGCCATAACGACTGGCTATATATCTAGCGTAAGAATCTGCACTATCTACTTTAGCGGTTTCTTCATTTACTACAGTGGCTACAGTATTTGTGGCATCTTCTACTCCTGCCTCTGCTTCACCCACTGCGATATTTGCGGCTACAACAGCTTCGTCGTCATCTGGATCGTCTATGGCTGCAATGGCCGCTGCGGCTAGATCTGTTACATTTATCGCTGCGGCTGCTTCTTCGTCCTCCGCTGCCCCGTTATTTGCTGCAGCTATCTCGGTAAGGTTGTAAATAACATTTGGGTCAAATACACCGTCGCCACCAGCACCGGGGCCAGAGTAAATAACACCCCCACCGGGAAGCCCGTTTGCAGCTACGCTAATAGCTCCACCTATGGCTTCAGCAGCCTGCTGATCTTGGTATTGTTCTGCATAAGATATACCTTTAGAGGCAGCAGTTATCGACCCCAAAATATCTATGGTTGGAGCTATCGCCTCTGCACTAATACCCGGAAGAACTGTCGCTATACCCTCTGCTATAGCCCCACTTACAGCGCTTGCAACTGAACCTATCGTAGAACCCACAGCATTTATAGCGTTTGATATGGTACTAGTTACGCCAGCCGTGGCAGTGTTGTAACTAGCCGCTGTAGGCACGCGAGAAATAACTTGCGCGTAGGTTAATTCACCTGCTGCCCCTACCCCCGCTGTACTCGTTCCTGCAGCCTTTGCCGCTATTGCTGGCCCTATTACTGATATACCAACAAATGCAGCTACAAACGGTATAGAGGCTTCAAGGCTGTCTCGCCAATCAGTTTTCTTTTCTTTTACATAATATGTGCCGTACTCACCTACCCCACCTAGCTGTTTGTAGTAGTCTCCAGTAGCGCCGTTTTTAAATTTTTGTGAGACCCTACCGCCGTCATTTTGTTCGTTGTAATACATGGGCGATATGCCCAGATTTAAGCTCATCTCTACCCCATCAGGAGTAGTTACGGATGTAGGTATATCTTCTTGTTCTACGTATTCAGTTATCTTTTTGTTGTGCGCCTGTAACGCCAAAGAATAAGCACCGAAGTCAGAGTAAATAGCACCGGGGGTTTTTGATGCTTCTGCCATTCTTTGTTGTCGTCTGTTCCCCTCTCCGGGCACTATAGGCACATACTTAGGCTGTGAAGCTGCAAATACTTTGAGTTGGAATAGTTGGTCGTTTTCTAGAAAGCTATTGTTATTGTCGTCTGTGACTTGGTTTTGGCTTTTCCACGCTTCTAATGCATCATTATCTAGCGGCTTAACAAAACTAAGTGCTCCTGCAACATCGGACGCTCCCGACTCTGCAAGCGAGGCTTTTGTATACTCATCACTACTACCCGCAGCAATCTCTTCAGACTTCTTTTTCCACTCTTCACTATTAAAGTAGTCATTTAGCCTTTTTTGTAGTTCTTCTGGGGTAAGTGCTGCTAGCTCTTCGGCTGTCATTACGACACCTCTAGCAAACTAGCCACCACATGCAGCCTATCTGCTGTAGCTGCGGTAACTTTAACTATCTCAGACTCTTCGATAACAAGCGGTGCTGTAAGCAGTTCTATCGTGGTGTTCGCACCCACTGCTTTGACCTTGAACACACTAAATACTGCCGAAGCAGAATCGGTAATAGTTACGGTAATCGTGTCAGCGTTGCCTGAGTCCTCAGACACAAGAATAGACTTAATAATTGCTGTCGTAGCTGTTGGGCATGTGTACAACGTAGTCGCAGTGGTGGCCGTCAAATCCACCTTAGCGTTCTTGTATACGTTAGCCACTAGCCTAAGAACCAAGCAGTGGCTTGTGCAGCGGGGGACATCGAAGCGTCTCGTATGCCTTTATCAAGCTGGTTAAAGTATATGCGCAACGTGTTGTTTAACTGATTGAACATTCGCACGTCATACTCGTTCAATGGGTCTGGAAGGACTGGCGCTTTGAAGTCTATGCCATAACTTGTTTTATCTATAGCCATTACCGCCTCCCGTCAGGCCGCATATCTAGTCTAGGAGAGCCTAGCTGCCACTTTACTCCAAGATCGCTAGATTCTATCTTTAATGCTAACTGCCTGCCACGCACCCGTAAGTCAAGCCTAGAAGTAAACGCTTCAATCGGCGCAGTTGCTGTTCTAGTTATAGAGCCTGTGTTTGTGCCTCCTTCAGAAGCAGGCGAGTTACGCCCTGATCCAGAGTTTTGCGCCGCAAACAAAGATAATGTAGCACTGGGGCTATCTACAGTAGACCCGTCAAACGTCACATCTGGATACACTTTCTGTATAAATGCAAATCTGTGACCATCATCTAAGTCAAACTGCGCTGAAGATATAAACGAATCTATACCTGCAGCCGTGCCGGTCTCATTATCATCAATGCCATCTTCGTGGTTTACGACATTGTTGTTATACGTAGCCGCCATAGGAAAATCACGTATACCGGAGTCAATCCAAGCTGTCCTACCTAAATTACCGAAGTACCAGATATTCTGCTCATAGTTGTAAATTACGTAGCGGTCTATGGTTGTGGCACCGCTAGAGCAGTAAAACCACCAAATCTCACTGAATCCTTCGTTTGTGCCTGCAAATACTTGGTCGTACTGTTCTACGTTGAAGTCGTTAAATATGTACCGCTTAAGTGTGCATGGCAGCGTCTGCACGCGCCCATCGTATAAGTAGAATCCGCCTACACCCATCCAGTAGGCCACACCGTTCGCATAGGCAATCGTATTCGGCGATGCGATAGACAAGTTTTCTCCAACTGTCTGTGCCCCCCATACTGCAGGAGCGCCAACGTACTGCAATGCGTAGAGCGCGGAGTCAGTCCAAACAAGTATTTCCTGCCTACCTTGTATGGCCGTTATTATCTCAGAGCCTTTAGAAAGTCTAAGATCTCCAGCTTGATTAGTAGCAGAGGGTGTCCAATTGACTGCATTTTCTTGGTCTGACCAACGCAAAAGCATTGGGTCTATATCACTACTACCAAGCACGTTTGTGCCAAAACAAAAGACAAAACGATTATCTGAGACAAGCACGGTGTTTACTTTCACGGGAACATTAGAGGCACCGCTTTCACTAGACAGCAATACACCGCGAGTTGTTAATGCATCAGTTGCATCCCAGAAAAACAGACTGCCTCCCCGCGCAGCGAAGATAAGATCTTCGCCAAAATTAGACTGAGACCATAGCCGTAATGCGTCAGTGGACGTTATACCTAAACCCCACGTTCCAAGACCCCAACCAGCAGCGCCCCAACCTACCAAAGCCTCTGCGACAGCGGGGCCAGTGTTTATTTGGTACGTGGCAGTAACCGATCCCCCACCTGTAGCTGAAGAACTTGCGGCTTCGCTAGCGGTTATGGTGTACGTATTACCCGTTAAGTATGTTATTTGGAACTCACCGTTTAGGGTAAGCCCTCCCACCGCAGAAGCACCGCTAAACGTGACAAAATCACCGTTTATGTACCCCCCAGCAGCGTCTGTAACTGTAACTGTAGTAGACCCACTTACGGTGGTAAAAGGGTCTGTAAGCGACACAGCGGCTCGTATAGGCGTGATGTCGTAGTACGTTCCACCCTGTTCTATATAAAACTTAAGATTAGTGCCTACACCAAGTAGCTTTTGGCTACCTAGCGTGACCCAAGAAAACAAAGACCTAGCGACACCCAAAAAAGAATTAGTAGAAATACGATTCCACCCACCCAGCTTTTCCGGCATACCCCGTCTAAACCGTACTTTGTCGCAGTCGTACCAACCACCCTCACTTGTGTAGCGTGTATTCTCTCTATCCACTCCCGGCTTGAAGACCATTTTTTGTAGTGGCATTACTGATACTCCCCAGTTCGGATCATCTCAGTGACTTCTACTGCACGGCTACCGACCTGCTTGCTCCAGCGAGAATCCATAAACTCATCAGCAGCAATATCGAACTGCTCGCGGGACATCGCTTCTAGAGCTTTGATAAACCCTCGCAGTCGCGTTAGGCCAAGGTTAAAGCATATGTCTATCATAGCGTCTTGCCGTGCTTCGTTAAGTGCAGCAAACCAGAAATACGTGTCTTCAAGTTCTTCGCGCACACGTTTGATGTCGTTGTTTAGAAGAAACTCTATTTCGTCTTCGGATAAACCTAACCCCGACTCCGCTATATTTCTGCCAACTGCTATGGTTTCATAGCCAGCGGAGCACAGGTACACATGACTACGCACGCCTTCGTGACGTTTTAACATGTTAATTAATTGCTCTGACATCTATTTCTCCCGACTAACGCCTTGTACTTTTTCGTAGGATCTCATAGCGCCAAGACCCAACATGCCCATCATAACGGGGACAAGCAGCGTAGTATCTATTTC